GCAGATTGCAGGGTTACCAGTCGTAACCCGATAAATCAAAGCACCCCTAGCAGTGAAAGCACCACTCCAAGAAGCATTAGAAAAGTCAATATAAGCAATACCTGTGGAACTATCAATAGCAAGTGAAGGAGTGATGGCTTCTCCACCCGCCGTGTACCCCGTAGCCACAACCTCGCCAGTCGTACCCGTGTAAGTCGTAGTAGTCTGATCGAGCGTGGCATCGTTGGTGTACAGCGCGATTTTAAAAGTCTGTGTCGTGCTCGAAGAAAAATCAAAGTCTCCCTCAAACAATTGCTGCTTGAAGGAGTTACATGTGTAGTTGCCAGTAAAAGCCATTAGTTCACCGACATCCTGACCTGACCAGACCTGTAAGCATCGCGGCGGTCCATACCATCACCAAGACGTTTGGCAAGAATCATGGCTTCTTCGTATCGTTTGGCATAACCGGCAATCACATCAGCTTCACCCTTCATGAAGGTATAGCCTTCAATCAAGGAACCGTAGAGAAGTACCGAATCAAAGTTATCACCAAGCCAAGTTGTGTTCGCCGTGGTAATGGACTCGGGATAGTAGAAGTAGTGAATCTCTACAGCGTAATTTGAAGTGGGTGTAGGCCCAAGAATTAACGTATTTTCGTCAAAAAGCGCGTAATACTTAGGAATTCCAGTCGTTGCCGGATTGGAATACGAAGCGCGGATGTAGCTAACATCTTTGTTCAACAAGTATTCGTATTCACTTGTTGTTGGGTTAGTTACCGCCAACTCATATACAGCTAAAAAATCAGAAGGCATAGCGAGGTATTTGTTCCCACCTGTCATCGTACCTGTCTGATTTTTCCTAAACTGCGGGAACTGTACTGAGTTGTAAATGCGCTGCTCAGCTTGAGTAATGAACGTATCAATCTGCTGTTTGGCAGTCAATGTCGCTGTACCCGATCCAGACGAATCAGCGCCAGTAAACGACGGAAAGTCGTTCTCCAGATAACCTTGAATCGTTTTGAAAAGGGTCGAGTAGTTCATTAGCCCATCTTCTTAGAAGCACCTGTGCCCTTCGTGGCGCATCCGGTTCCCCGGATCTTTACAGTCTGGGTGTTGGGTATGTTGTTTGGGTAACCGTTATTTGTGTTTTTAACGGGCACCGGCGTTGGCATTTTGCTGTGTTTCATTTCGCCCCCATCTTGTACTTAAAAGAAGGTGATTTCTGGTTAGCAATCTTAGCCATGTTCCGACCTAGCGTCTTCATTTCGGCGTTAGTCTTACCACCCTTACGAAGCTTAGTCAGCGGCGCACCTTTGTGCTTGGCTTTCTCATGCTTGTGTACTGCACCAGCAATCATTTTCTTGTCTTGGGCTAAGTCTTTCTTGTCCATCATAGACTCCTATGTAACATTTACAGTAACAGTGCCTAGCGTGATGCCCAGCACAAGATTGTTCGGCGTTAGACCTGTGTCATAAGATCTTGCCCCACCCACAGGTGCCCATCCCCACTGAATGATTCTACTACCTCCAGAGGGATCTCCGCTACCTAGTTGCGTCGTCGTTGTATTGATCTGCAACCCATTTAGCCCGCCAACGCGATACGTTGTATCAGGACGGGGATTACGCAATGCCTGTGGGTCGTCCACAGGATACATACCAAGCTGCAACTGCGGTTGATCGGGTTCCCAACACGTAGGACAAACTAAGATATTAACGTTCTTAGTCTTAATAACAATCTCACGAAGTTCTTTCAGTTTGTACCGAAAGCCGCACCTATCGCACTGCGATATGGCCCACTTACCTGATGCAAACCGATTAGGCATTTCAGTAGAACAACTGTCGTGGTGCGAGGCGCAACGGTGCTTTCTCGCGGTCTTCGTCTAGCGCAAGCCTTAACTGCTCGTCGTACATGTCTTTCAGCATCGGTATGCGCTGCGCGGCCTCGGGAATCTTTAACGACAAGTAGTACGCCAGCCCAGCAGCCAAGCAATTGATGAACCTAAACGGCACATCCTGAATATTCGCACCACTACCAGCATCCTGCATACGACGTAGTCGCCAATACACAAAGGTGTAGTAGTTGTCTTGATCTGGCGCAGGCCAGACATTGATTGTAGGGGATGCTAATCCAATGGGTGTCAGTACCCCTGACTGCCTGTTGATCCAAACTTGAATGGGCCTACCTTGGGCGTTCTTGTTTGGTATCGTGGCATAGGTATCGACTGAAATGCGACTGATATTGATGTCTGTTTGAGGAATTCCAGTCTGCGTACGAATAACCTGTTCGATGAGATCTACTGTATCTACCGGCAAGTTGTAAACAATTGTGCCCGTGGTCATGGCAATCTGACCCTGCTCAATCGTCCACAGGTTGATACCTCGGTTAGCCCACTCAGTAAACATCAAGTTCATAGAACGACGTGCCGTACGGTGTTCGTACCCAGTACGCACTTCAATCCCGCACCGCTCAAATGCCTCTTCAATAATCTCGTTTAGATCGAGATTAAAGGCTGTCGTACCTGAAGTTGTTGTCACTTCATCCCTCGAAGCGTTTTAGCGAGCCTAGCCCTCTGTCCCATCTTCCCAGGAGCCTTAGTAGCTTTATCAAGCATCTTCGCAGGAATCGGCTTTTTACCTTTAATACCAAGCTGTTCACGAAGCGCTCCCGGTTTTTTGACCGCAGCTTGAATCCATTTCTCAGCCATTATCTGTACCTCGCGGTCTTAGCAGCAACGCCTTTTGGTTGTTTGACGAATTGCTTTCCCGAGCGTTTTCCAGCGCGTTTAGCTCTTGTTGTCGCAGCGTACTCAGCAGGTGTAAGAGCATTGATTGCCGCCTCTGGGAGATACCGCTCGCCAGTTGCTTTTGAACCCTGTGTGCTAGGTTTGCCACTCTTGGTTCTCCATTTCTGGTCAGTCCAATTCTTCAGACTCTGCTGAGGTGCTTTCAATCTCGATAACCCCCGCCCTTTTGCTTGTACTTCATAGCAAGCATCTGAGCTTTACGGGCTGACCACTGCCCCGGCGACCCACCTTTACCACCAGCTTTGATGCTGTTGAACAATGCTTTACGCATACTTGGTTTGGTGTAGTTGCCAGCTTCGTTCACACGGGACTCGCCACCTTTAGAAAACGCCGTGAAATCGGTGTCATCCCGCCGAGCTTTAGTAACCGGCTTGGGCATCTTGGAGGCGCGGATCGCCCCCATCCCGCGTGAGGCCATCATCTCAGCACTTACCGCCGTAGGCCATCTTCTTGACTTTGCCGCCTTTTTTCATGCCGCTACCAGCCATCGAGATCATTTTGCCTTTGGTCTTGCCTTTCATAGCAACACCATCACGGCTAGGAGCTGCGGTCTTAACTGCGCCCATCTTGCTTGCGGCCATACCACCTGATTGCATCTTTTTCATCGTAAATTCCTTTCCAACGGATTGAGGGACATCAACTTTCTTTGCGAACTTCGGATTGTTCGCTACTGCCTGCATGAACCTTCTCTGCTTCTCGCTGACTGCTGGCATCACTATCCTTTTTTAGCGAGGGCATCAATCTTTGCTTCAAGCCGTTCAAAGCCTGAATCAAAGCGTTCCATAATCTTTTCAAGGTCTTGCCTAACTTCTGCACGAGTGATGTGATCACGAGCGATTTCCTCCCTCGTTTTGTTCAGTAGGATCTGGATGCGCTGCTGTTCTTCATGCGAGTTCTTAAGCATGAACATCACAAGCCCTACTAAGATAGACGTAATGAGATTCCAAAGAATAATCGGATCCATTTAGCACTTCCACGCCCTTAGAGACTTGTTGATACGACTGTTAGGGTCGTTGGCTGTTTTAGCACTCGTCAACTTCTTCTTCATGCCTGACATCCGGGCACAGAATGACTTTTTACGAGCACCGCCTTCCGGTTGCGGAGGTTTAAGCCCAGGCTTACCCGGATTAGCTGCGTTATATGAAGCTCTGCCTTTGGCGTTAAGTCCGCCTTTTTCAGATTTACCTTCTTTGCGCTGCCATGCCGGAGTCTTAGCCATAGAAGATCACCATTGACGCAGTGTTTGTAACAGTGCCATGCAACCCATTAGAAGCGAGAATACCTTCACCAGGGAGAGGAATGATGGTGTACCCAGCGTTAGCTACTGCGGACGTGTTAACTGTCAACAGAATTGGACCTGTGTCGCTGCCATCACGAATAACGACAGACCCCGCAGATGCACCGTTCACTGCATAAATTGTTTTGATCCTTGCGCGTGGAACCGCTAGGTTATTCTGGTTTAAAAAATCCCCAGTCGATGTAAGCGGTTTAGTCGCAAAGACATCATATTGCATCGTCGCCATTCTGCTGCTCCGGTTTTTCTTGCTCCATCTTCTGAAGCAAGTAATCGACCATATCTATTGCACCGTTAGCTTGCTGGAGCATCTCAAACAAGTTTTGCCGTTTGGCTATGGCTTGTTGTCTGACTTCCAGCAAGGTTTCTTTGGTTAGTTCCATTAGGTGGGCTGAGCAGCGTAGAGCGGAATCCAGTAGTTGGTAGCACCAACCCTAACGCGAAGACCGCCGTAAGCAGTGCCCAAGGTCGTACCAGCTACCAGCATTTTTCCTGCCCCAGCCGTCAAACCTTGGATATTCATAAACACACCGTTGGTATCAACCGTGCCCGCGCCAGTACCGTTGACCGAAGCGTAGATAAGCGACGTTGTCGTACCAGTAGACGCACCAGAAGCACAGTTAAGTTCAAGCTCTAGGGGTGCATAAGTACCAGACGAAGTACCTGCCGAAAGGCTCAACTCGGCAACAAACGCCGATCCAAGACCGGTCGTGCGGCCCGAAGCACCATAAGTAACTTCAGCTTTAAGAGCATTGGAAAACGACCCCAACGCCACGTTGGTAGACATCGAAAATTTAGTACGACCACCGTCTGCGCCTGCGCCAGACATCGTGGTGTCAACGACCAAAGGCTGATACGTGCCGCTGGTTGCAGTATTCGTGGTGGTGATGGTATTACCGGATTCAGTAATAGCAAGGGTGCCGATGAAGCTGCCCTCAAAGCCGTTATCCGACTTTACTGGCCCGGAGAAGGTTGTACGTGCCATGTAATCCTCACATGCGATATCGGTGTATTAGTCTGCATGTCGTCAGCCGGGACTGTCTAATACACCGGGCTAACCCCGGAATATCAGTGTTTTATCAGGTTGTGATGGGTGTGTCAATAAGCTTGTTGGACTTCAATAAATTCTCCTGACGAGGAATAACCCGAAGGTTCCAAGGTACGTGTAGGCCACATACAAATTCAGAACGTAGAGGAACGATATGATCGACAACATACTGCTCTCCCGTAGTCTTTGTCATAGTGATGGCTATTTGATATAGCTGGCGTATTTCTGACTTCTGTTGGCGGGTTAACCATTTTGGTGTTGCTAAGCGATGTTTTCTCCGCCGAGCTTTGGTATCTGCGCGGACTTGTGTTTTGTTATTTTCTTTCCAAGCGTTCCTATATTGCCTTAAAACTTCAGGCGGTCTAGTTGCAGCCGTTTGTATCACTTGATCTTTGTGCGCTTCATACCATTCGTTTTTGCGGTCTTTAACGTCTTCCCGTTTGTTGTACTCGCGGAAATAATCAGCACGTTTTTCTGCCGCTTCTTGCCACTCTACCTTCAAACACTCAACACATGCACCCTTAGTTTTACGTGGGGCAACGTGTCCGTGCTTGCAGGGTTCTCCCGTGAAGTAATACTTAGCGCCTGTTGCTTTGGCTTCTTGACGGGTCTTGGGTAGGTTTGTAGTATCCATTTATCTCTCCTGTGACTTAGTAACGGGTAATGTATCACAGAAGTTTGAAAAAACAAAAAACCCCGCCGAAGCGGGGTTCTCTGCGCTAAGTGCTTGATTTATATCAAGCGCCAGGGCTTCCAAACATTCCGAGCGGATCGGACCAGCCAAACGAATAGCGCTCGCGGCTCTTGTACCGAACGTTTCCGGTGTCGAAATCACCATCCATTCCCTGTGTCAAAGGTGCGCGGACAAAGTGTTTCATACCATTGGGCACGTCAGTCGTAAGGAACCAAGCGTCGGTATCCGTCAAGAAGTGGTTAATGGCGTAACCCTCGGGGATCGAGCCATTGTTCTTCAAGGCGTTGATCGTGTTGTCTGCCGTGTCAACGCGCAGTTCCGTTTCCAGAATACGAGTTGCAACGAACTGCAATGCAGACGGGATGATCAGCTTCTTCGGCTTAGCTGCAATCAACAGACCACGTTCGTCAGTCCAAGCTGCAATCTGAATAACCGCTGCTTCCAACGATGTTTCAGAAAGGTCAGCCGCAACTGCGGGCGTGTTGCTGTTGGTGCCACCAGAGATCAAAGGATGTGCTGTCGAGAACAGAGCAACTCCGTCACCACCCGTGTAGGCAGTATTGAAGCCGTTGTTCAGAACCGCAGCAGCTTTGGTCTGCTTGGTGTATGCCATAGCGCGAGCTAAGGACTTGGTGTAGCGATTAGCCAGAGTGTCGTACAGGTTGTCCTCGATAGCCTCTTCGGTTAGCGAGAATCCTAAGACGATAGTCTCATGGACGTAACGAGCGGTCCAAGCTTCTTGCGCGTTATCGTAGGCCATCGCGCTGCCTTCGTTCTTGACCGGTGCGGCCGAGAATCCAGACAGTTTGGTTTCCTCTTCAAACGAACGCTCGGAAGTCTCGGTTTCGTAGATTTCCTTGTGCTCTTCGCCATAGCGAGCGTACTCCAAGCCGAACAATGCGTTCAGGCCGGGGAGAAGCTCTTTCAATAGTTGTGCGCGTGAAATAGCCATTTAGTTTCCCCTTTACGCAAGCGCAGTAGCGTACTGATAGCTATGCCAGCCCTGATTCCACTTAACAAGCACTTCAGGGAATCCAACAAAGGAAACCGGTGAACCGTTTGCAAGTGTAATTGCAGAAGCGAGCGTAACCGCAGTACCGTTAACGTTAGTAACGTAGTTAAAACTGCCCGGAAAGTAAGCGCCAGCCGAAGCGTCTGGAGCAACAACTGCCATACCAGCTTGAAGGCCGGTAATAGCCGCATCCAAAACCAAAGCAGTTGTAGATGAACCCGACGTACCGCCTGTACCGGTTACGGTATAAGCAGTTTCAGGAACAAGTGCAACTACACGGAAGGGTAAACTAGTTGAAGCGACACGTTTAACACCAGTACCGCTAGTAGCAGGATAAGTGCCTGATACAGCCATCTTGGAATTACCTGTGGTCGTACTACCAGCAACGCCAGTAATTGCATACACGTTGGTTCCAATAAGCGACTGATTGGCGTAGCCAATTGCAGACACGGAATTAGAAATCGTGTTGTACGCTTGCCCAACTACAGCAACTTTAAACACAGCAGACGGATCATCGATGACAAATGCCAAGATGTCGTTTGCAGCAGTGCTAGCAGGATAGTACTGCGAGAACTGAAGTTGTTTAGTCGTTGGGTTCGTAAACTGACAGCCAACAAACACGCCAATCGCACCAGCGATCACCGAAGTGGGGCTGGAATCGGCGGAGTAGGACGTTTTAATAAGAGTTCCGTCTGTCGTTAGCTGCACCAAATCTCCGTAGAAGATATTAGTGTTGTAGCTTCGGGCAATCGGGAACTGTCGCGTTGCTCCAGCGTACGGTAGGCCGTTAAGTTCATTAACCGCTTTAAAACCGTAAGGAGCGTCAACAACAGGATATGCCATTTTTGACCTCGTTTAAGTTAAGTTCCTTTACCAAACGAAACCTTGGTACGCTTCTCTGCGAAGAGTGGCATACGGGAATCGCTCTCTTTCATAAAGTTGTTGTCTACAGCGTCCATGTTGGATTTGGCAACATTGTTGAAGTGATCGGTACGTTGTTTAACGAACTCTTCAGGCATCTTGCAGAGCAACAATCCGTCAATCTCGATGTTGTCTTTGAACCGGCTGTTCTCATCGCGCATAAACATAAGGTTTGGCTGCTCTTCAACCCTTACCGGCTCCCAACCTTCTCTGAGTTTGGCAGAGATATTCTTGGGGTCAGCCTTACCAAGCGAGGACACACGCACCCAGCGGGGTACATATCCAGGCATTGGATCGACTTCAGGTAGGACATCCGCACGCTTCCACTGTTTAGGGCGAGCTAACTTCTCACGGTTCTCAACTTCTCTGGATAAACGATTTTCAGCCATTTGCACGCTCCAATTTCATTTGTTCCCTCACATACTGTTCAGGAGTTATTCCCATCTTTTTGATGACGTTAAGCTGGGATTGATTAAGTTTGACTTTTTTGGAAGTCGTACTACGAGAAACGGGAGCCACAATCGTAGCTGGTCTTTCTGTACGTGCTGGAGGTGATTTTGTCTCAGGCTCAGCAGGTTCATCGCCCCATTCATACTCGGGGAATCTTTTACGCATCGTCTTATCAACGATTTCCCAGTACTCGTCAGAACCCTCAAATGCTGCACCGCGTTCCCTAAGCAGTTTGTTGTTTAGGCCAAGTGCGGCAGCGGTCATTTCGTCATCTGATCCAAACCACGTATTTTGTCTACGCCATGAATCAGTTTTTGGGTCCAACCTCGGAGCCTGTGGCTGCGAATTTGGTAAATTTACTTCAGTTTCTTGCGGTTGTACAGGGGGTTTGTATCCTTTTAACCGCTCAAGTTTATAAGATGCTTCAGTTAATTGCTTTTGGGCTTCTAATAATTTATCAGAATCTCCCGCTTCATAAGCTTCTTTGTAGGCTTTCTCAGCGTTTTTGAGTTCTAACTCCACAGCATTTTTAGCTGTATTTACTAGATGCCCTTCATTTTCAGTCACTTTAGAACGTAACGTTTTAATCTCGTTTTGCAACTGCTGCGCCATTTCAATCGCAGTTTGCTGCTCACGCAACGCACGTTCTTTCTCACGACGCTCGTCGTGCCAGACTTTCTTCATCTGCTTGAGGCGAGTTTTGACTTTCTCGGAATACTCTTCGAGTTCGTCTTCCTCAAGCTCTTTAACTAGCTCTTTGGGTAAGGGTTCCCGCCCACGATCTTCGGGAGGAGTGTCGTCTTCGATCTCGATTTCAAACTCGGTGTTGGCGTTTTCTTGCTCAGCCATTTTTAAACCCCTTATGCGCGACTAATACCGCGAGGATCTTCTACAACCCCCTCGACAGAGTCATCGTTAATGATGCGAAAGTCACGACCGTGAATCTTCAGTCGTGTGCCCGCGTGCGGACGTACCAATACAAAATCACCCACTTTGCAATACGGCCCAGACGGGAATCGCTTCTCATCTTTGTACGCATCCGGCCCCATCTTGATGACAAAAAGCACCGTCGTCAGTAATTCTTCGTGGTGCATCGTGACATCGGCTTTAATCAAGCCATTATCAAACTTATCGTCAATCTCGGGGATCGTGCATAAGATTCGATAACCTGATGGATCAGGGAGTTGTCGCGCTTTTTCTTCGGCGGTTTCAGGCAATACCGTCGCAGAGCCGCTTGTAGACCCTACTAGGAGTTCACTCATCGTCGTCACTCATCCTTTCTAACATATCGGCAAGATATCCTTGCGCCACTGAAATTCCACGCATCACACCGCACTGAAAGCGATAATCCGCGTGGTCCTTTGCCAGCCCTTGCGCTAGAACTTCGGCTAAATGCTTCTGTTCATCGACACAACGACTAATCAAATGTCGTAAAACTTTCTCGGTTTCGTTCATTCTTTACTTTCCCCAACAGCTTTTTTAGTTACTGATTCACGTTGTTGCTGCATCGCAGCAATATTCCGAGCTATATCAGCACCAATCCGCGTGCCCTCTATTTCATTGCGAACGGCTTCAACGCCTGCTTGGAACTCCTGCTCCATCTGATCTTTTGCGATCTGAGCACCCAATCGGGCACCGTCGATCTCAGACTGGTTCTGAATCCGCATACGCTCGGTATCAATCTGGGCTGCTTTGAGTTGAGCGTCCATCTGATCTTTAGCGGTTTTGCGTTGCAGTTCTTGAGCTTGGAGCTGAAGTTCTTGCTGCTGCATCTGCACAATTGGATCTTGTGCTTGCTGTTGAGCCTGGGCTTGTTGAACCATCGCCTGATTAGATTGCAAGAGTTTCTGTGCTCCTGCGGCAGCGAGTCTGGAGATCTCGACCTCCATCTCTTCGGGCAGTTCTTCGTTGGGTGCAGGGTAGGGAACCCCGAGTTTGTCTTCGATGTTTTTACGGTATTGAAAGGCAAAGTGTTGGGCAATGTGCGCCATAAATGCTGCTTGCATAGCCTGAGCGTTTGGACTCTGACCAAGAACTTGAGCAGTGATTGGATCTTGCAGTGCTGACATATGCACTGTGATGTGTGCGGCGTGATCTTGATAGATAAACGCCTTGACCGGTTTGCCTTGGAACATGTCCATGTTCTCAGATACTGGGTCGGTCGGTTTCATATCATCTTCCATCGGCACGAGCTTCTCGGCGTTTTTGATACCAAGAACCTCTAACATCTGCCTATGAAGATAGGGTAAGTCGTATAACTGCGGCGCAGTAGCAGCCAACTGCATAACTGCTTGGTACTGCACAACCTTCTGACTCATTGTCGCTGCGTTCGGATCACTGACCGGTATTACATCGACATTCTCATAGTCTGATTTCTTAGCTCTGGGGCGACCATCCACTGGCTCGTAGTCGTAAGACTCAGGCGTGTAATCAGCGATGATGGTTTTTAAGAGCCGGAACTCCTGCTTCATCGAATAGTGAATCCGCGCCTGAACAGCCGACATCACCTTCAGTGTGCGCTCTAGGATCGCTAACGTCGTCCCAACTGGAGACTGAGCCGACATATCAGAGACTTTAAGATCAGCAGCAGAGGCGAACCTGCGACCCTCGTCGATGATCTTGTCCATGAGTGCAGCCAACACCTGCGACGGCTCCTTGTACGGAAGCGGCATGATGTTGTCTTTGAGAGCACCCGAGGCTATGTCCACATCGCGCCATTCAGCCGGAGCAAACGGCGTGTCATCACCCTTAGTCCGCATCCCCTTGGTTTTAAATCCACCTGGGAGATTGGCAAGTGAGCCTGCATCAACAAGCTGACGGAGAATCGACGTTCCCGATTTAGCAAACCCACCAATCAAGTGGATAAGCCCGAAAGCATAAAAGCCAAAGCCTGGGATATAGGGGTAGTGGACAAAGTGCTGACGCTTCTTCTTTAACTCATCGTCTGGGTTCCAGTTGCGTCTAATCGCTAAGATCTTACTGTTTGATTTCTCAATCGTAATGACGTACGGAACAGCCAGTCCAGTCTCTTTGCCATCTTCGTCTTTGTCAGGAAAGCCTGGAAGATCAAGGGTTACGTGCATCTCAAGCAACTTGTACCGGTTATCAGTAGTTGCCCTGAACCCCATCTTTTCTGCGATCTTTTTCTCTACTTCATCAAGCGAATCGCTAGGATCTTCAAGCTCTACATCAACGTAGAACCCACTATCCATTAGCCGCTCTAGCTCATTTTTAGTCTTACGCATAACATGCGTAACACGCTCGGCTGTCTCAATATTCGCAGCACCGTATGGCACCACAAGATCATCAGCCGACACATACATCGCCGTCTGTCTATCAAGCCCTGGGTCAAAGTAGATTTTCTTAAACGCATTACCCGCCAGCCCCAGTCCCCACAGCATCTTCTCGTGCTCAGGTCTGTACTCAATCATCACATCAGTGAGCTGGTGGTTCATATCTGCCTGCACACGCATAGCAGACTCTTTCTTCTCTTTAGTTTCTTCACCAATGATCTTGGTACGCACCGGACCTTGTGCTGGAAATGTCTCCATGATGGTCTCGGCCTGAAACTTCACCACAGCTTCTGTCAGCAAGGGGTGGTACACACCACAAGCCCCCGGCCAAGGCTCTGTGCGATCCTCAACCTTAAGTCCTAACAGATCCAACCCATCGACGTAGGTCTGCATCCAGTCTTTGCGGGATGAAATGTCATCTTCAAAATCACTACACAGATCTTCAGCAAGGGTGGCTAGCTCCTTGGGGTCCATGTCTTCGGCAAGGTTGTCGTTAAACCCTTCCTCTTCTTTTTCTTTGCCGATCACAATCTCTAGACCACCAAGACCTACTGATACTGACTCAGGGTCTTCGATCTCAATCTCGATGTCTGGCTCCATGACCAGATTCTCGTTCTGCAACCCAAGGGGTGCTTGATTTAGTGCTTTGTCAAAAAAGCTTGTAGCCATGATCTATCCTTAATAGTAGGCGTATTGGTTTTTACGCCTAAACATTGCTGGTTCTTCAGGCTCATCAGACGGCAGTCTAATAAATCCACCGTTACGAAAACGCATCAAAGCCTGGGTCGTGGAGTCAACTAAGTCATCGTTTGTACCGCTGGGGAAGTCGTTGCATTCTTCCATAACTTCCTTGGCCCATCGTTTATCAGGTGCCCAGACAATCCCAGATGAAAATAAATCGGTTACCGAATTGACCCTAGCAATCTTATCCTGTCCTTTGCTTGGCGTGAACTCTTGTACAGGCACGCCCATGCGTCGGATTTCTTGGTAAAGCGCAGACCCGTTGGACTTCTTCTCAACAATAAAAGTATCCGGCTGCCATTCTTTGTACTCTTCAAACACCATTTTCTTTAGCTCGGGATACTCCATCCGCTTCTTAATAGCATTAAGTAATATGATGTTGTAGTTGTTGACTTCTTCGTTTAAGAACACGCCCCATATAGTCAAAGCGTTGTAGTCAGCTCTATTATTAGTTTCTTGTGCTGCATCCAGGGACATAATGATGTATTCGCACTGGGGAGGGTCGTCTTTCTCCCAAATATTCCACCATTCACGCTTAATTAACGCGCCTTCTTCAGCCGTCGGGTCCTGCATATACTGGGCTTGCCAGTATCGTGGATCAAGTGAGGCTTTCTTGGCATTTAATTCTTCAACCGGCCAAAATTCAGGCCAAAGTGGGTTGCCACTTGGCAAAATGGCAGGAAATTCAACGATCTCCCACTGTTCTGCATCCTCATTCTTAGACATGTGATTAATAACCTGACCGGTTAGATCAAGTTTCGACCATCTAGTCATCACAATAATAATAGCGCCCCCAGGCATAAGACGCTGAATAGGACCAGACTGAAACCACTCCCAAGCGGGAAGAAAAACGTCTGCTCGCCCCTGCTTAGCCTCTTGTTCGGAATGAGG